ACGTAGCTTAATTTGTCATGAGTCATTATGTCATATGCCAGGTCACGTTCAGCCATGTTTACTAATGTATCAAAGTAAGCTGTCCACTGCCATCCTGAGAGGACTCCATTTTCGTATAACCATCTATAATCTATCTTTGTTCCTGCTACCTTACTCATGCTTGGTTTATATATTATTTCGGTTTTATCCAGACAGTATGTCAACGACTCTAGTGACGCTATCAGGTGTCCTTTAGTTAAAAGATCACCTGTTGCGTAATCTTCGACCACCTTCTGTATTTCGTCAACCATTATCATCACCATTTCCTTTGTCACGTGTGCATCAAATGCTGATTGGTCTATTGGAACCGCCCATTTACCCGTCAATCTGATCATTTCACGCCACATCTTTATTGTCGCTCTGCGAGTTTGAAACAATGTTGAACCTGTATGTCCTTTCATCCAGCGTAACAGCCAAGTATCGATCCACCTCATTTTGATAGTCGTCCGGAAGTCTGCACTTATTATTGTTCTTACCTTAGGGTATGGTTCCATTTTTACACTGACATTTGCCAAACCTCTCTTTTTCTCTAATATCATCCTTTTCTTTTTAGCTACTGAATATAACATTGATTTTGCATACTTATTGTGTTTAAAATGTGTTGGTTCACCGTCTCGCTCTACTTTGCATGTTGCTCTATTTTCGTCAAAAGCTCCGCCATTTGTTCCTGTTTGTGGTATGTTTACAGCAAAGTCCTCTAAAGTCTGATTTATTTCCAGTGACTTGCCTCTTTCTCGTAATATTGACCTTATCTTCTCTCTAAATTTAATGTGGAAATCAATCTCTGAGCCTAGATAATTAGGTTTGAACTTGTCGCTAAGCCATCCCTTTATTTTCAGTGCAATTGGTTCCCCCTCTGGTTGCTTCCTCCATCCAAATAGTATTGTAATATCAACGTATGCATCCCAACGCTCAATCACCGCTGGTCCCTTTTGTTTCATAAATGATGAAAACTTTGACATTGCATCATAGTCTCCGATAATTGGTTCAATCCTATCGTAAAGAGCTGTTTTATCTATTTCACGCAATAATCTTTTATAGAATATCCAGTTCAGAGATACTACTGGATTTGCATTATAAAGCATTACATTGTCTGTTGATCTCTCTTTAAGTTTGTATTTATGCTTCATCTTCTCTGGTAGTAATGCAACCAATCTGTATAACTCTTTGATTGTTATTTTTTCCCTGCTATATTCTGGTGTTTTCATTTTTAGGATTTTCTTCAATTCTTCATTCTTTGGTATCAGCAAACCTTTCAGTGTATCTTCACTGTATTCGTATGTTG